TAATCTCATCAATGCCGCCCTGTTCAATCACGGCATTCTCTGCCTCATCTTTAGAATCAGCTACCACATCATATTCGACCCAGGCAGTATAATATCTTCTTACTCTGAACTTCTGCTTGCCTATGTCGGCATGCGGTTTGTCTTTATTGTATATTTTCTTCATCATTTCAACTCCTTTGTTTTATTCATTATACTACGATTACCAAATGCGTCAACCTCAGCAACCATTATATTCTTCAGCAATTTCATCCATGGTTTCTTCCCAAGTTTTTTTCATGCCATATTCTTTTTCTTCTATGCCTTCCACAGGGCAGAACTCATAGAATATTCTGCAAGGATCAAAACCTGTTTCATAAGCATCCTCGATCAAAGCCTTGATTGTGTTCTTGTGTTCCACATCTGACCAATCATGCTTCTTCAATTCGTATCTCAATATCTCAGAAATGAATTGATGTTTTAATGGTGTTTGTCTTTTAGTTCTGAGCATTGGACTCTTCTAATTTATTGATTATTAAATTTTTTACTAGGTCTTCTAACCTTTGATCATAGTTCTCACTCATCGGAATCATAACATTTGGATCTGGAAAAACCTTTTCATTCAGCTTGTTCACATTCACAGCCAAATAAATTAACAAGGCCAAAATAGATAGGTTGATAACCAAGTTTATTTTGTTTGTTATCATGCCCACTCCTTATCAAATCCTAGATCACACAACTTGTCATATATCCATTCATCTGGCATACCTGTTCTTGCCTTCAAAACACCATATGGAATCTCGTCTGCGAAATAATCTAATAAATCGTCGAAACACATGCCGCCGTATTCTAAATCATCTATGTCTTTGATGTCGTATTCATCTAATATTTTTTTTACTGCTTCATAATCTCCTGGCATTATTTTCCCCTCTTTGATTCTGCTTCTAAATTTATTGCCACATCAACTTCTGCATCTTCTCTAAGACCTTCTTCAGCGAACTCTGACCATACGCCATAGTCCATATCATCTGGCATCATGCCTTCTTTTCCAGAATATTCTCTGTCGCTAAAAACTGGCGCCTCTCTGTCTTCAGGCACAAAGTCAAAAGCGAATTCATCTCCTACGGCATACATATTCACGCCACCATCTGCGGAAATAAACTCTTTGTAGAAGCCTCTCAACTCTGCATGAAAGAAGTCACAGTTTTTGTCATCCTTCAATTTCACATACAGAGTACCGTGAATAACCTCACATCTATCTGCAAGGCCTGTGCCTTCTGTAAATAATCTTAGTTGTCTTTCAATTTTCTTAAACATTATTTGTCCTCCCTTTGTTGATAAAATTCTGTTCTGTGTCCATATTTGTTTTCATGTCTTGGACCTCTGATTGCCATGTTGTAAAAATTACTATATGATCTAGCATTAAAGATCTTCTCCATAATTCTTCTTGCCTTTTGTAATGTAAATGGTCCTGAACAATCTGTATAAGATTCTAAACCATCATCACCCATATGTAATTCTGTGATATAAAATTGTTTCTTGTTTTTTTGCATTTCAACTCCTTCGTACATAATTCATAATAACATGGATACCTAGACCGTCAACCACCAAAAACCTTCCATTTTATGCGGTTAATTTACAGATAGTATCTTCAATTTCATAAATTTCTGACTCAATTTCGTGCATCTTTACCAAATTACCAGAGTAGGATATCATTTCCAGTCTGTCCTCAAGAACTATTTTCTGCCCTTCTAAGTCTCTGATCCTATCTTTGGTTTCTTTTGTCATAGTTGTTACCATATTTCCTCCACTTCTGATTCTATATCTTCATCTTCCCAACCTGTGATCTCTTCATCACTTTGATATTGGCTGTTTCGTGTGCCACATCTTGAACACTTATCGTCCTTTTCATCCATTGGGCCATGTTCACAATCCATACACCACCATTCATCTGCATAGTCTTTCTTTTCTTCTTCTTGAGCAATATCGCCTAAGATTTTATCTAGATCTTCCATATTAGTTCTCCTTTATAGTTGTTGAAGTCATTTGCCTCTCCTTTGTCTTGCAAGAAGATATTCAGCTACCCTATAGATCCTATGCAAGTTTTCAACTTTGTCATGCCAATGTTTTTTCATCAAAGGTTCAGCAATTCTTCTTATGGCTTTGTTATTTTTAGATTCTTTTACACCTGTTTCAAATACAGATCCACCTGACATACGAGCCTCCTCAAATCCAAATTCATGTTTAGATTCTTTAATCATAGTTTTTCTCCTACTTCAAAGCCTCTAAATCTTAGGAACCTTGGAAATCTAAGACTCCATTCATCTGTAACATCTTGATTCTGTGTGATTTGATCTGCTCGCACTTCAACCACTTGGCCAATCAGTTTGGACTTGGCCTTCCAAAATGTATCTCTGTCTGCATCTGTAAGACCAGAACCAACATTGGTCTTGATAAACTTGCCACCGTCTGTTCCTTCTACAATTAAGGCACCCAGTTTACCTGCATTCCGACCTGTGCCTTCCTCCACATCTTTCACAGTCAAACTTACTTCTATAAATGGTTTGACCTTTAGCCAAAGACTTGATCTTTTACATTCATAGGAACCAATAATTGGCTTCACCATTATGCCTTCATAACCTTTGTCAATACAAAGTTTGTTATAGTCTGCGAACTGCTTCTGCCCATCTTCATCACTTAGATTCATTTTAACATATTCTACCAATCTAATGTTCTCAGGATATTCAAAGTCTTCCAACATCTGTTTTCTCTTGGTGATTGTCAATCCACAGCCACCACCCATAAAGTCGATTAAAGGCAAACAGTCAAACACATTTAAGATGGCATCATCTGTTTTTGCTCCCTCTTTTCTGTGTATCTCTCTCATCAAAGTTTGAAAGTCATCACTCATTACCTCACCATCGAACACCATACTCTCCGGCATTTGATCTAGCATTGAATCTAGTTGTGCCACAATCTTAGGAAAATTATAAAGTTCTTTTCCGTTTCTTGAATACATCTTTACCTCATCTTTATCCACATCCAATATGGCTACTACTCTCACGCCGTCTAGTTTAGGTTCAACCAACACTTCACCCACCATTTTCTTTTCATGTTTTTTAGAATCATCTGCCAACATACATTCAAACACCGGAACCTTCATTGTAGAATGTTTATTGATTGTCTTGTGTGTAACTCCACATCTAAGATCTTTGATCAGTATTCTACGATACCAATTGTTCCATTGATCTTTATTGGATTCATCACACGCCTGTTGAACCATCTGCTTGGCAGTATTACCTGTGGCTTCACGATGTTCCAATTGTCTAACCAATTCTTTGAATTCTAGCCAAGTCATACCACCACCATCTTTTGTAGACTTGGGCACCTGCTTGACTCCGTATGTTCTAAATCCATCTAGTGCCATACACGCACCTTCAAAAAACACATCATTGTCTGCATCAGATTCTCTTCTGATTATAGCTTCTTTCTTCAGCCTTGAATTATCTGCTTCAAGTTCTTTTATTATTATCCATGGGTCTTTCATTATCTTCTCATCCTTGTTATTTCTTTTGCATCTGTTTCGTCCCATACCGGAACCAAATTGCTTTTATGTAATAGTCCAATGCCTAACAACTTTCTTTCTCCTGTATAATGTATCTCAGATCTTTTATTGCCTTTGTTCAGGACAGGAATTTGATCGCTTGTTGGAACAGTATTTCTATTATAACCTGTATCGAATACAAAAGTTTCTTTTTTGTTTTTCTTTCTAATTTTATCTAGGCCCATTTTTTTAAGATATTTGTCATGATCATCCAATGCTTTTTTCAAACTAGATCTCATCGTTTCTCTTTCATAAATCTATGGTTACCAATTATTACAGTTTCTGTCATTGCTCCAACCCAATAAGGATTGGCAATATTGTAATTGTAATAATGGTCTGCTCCATCTGTTATGTCTCCTATCTGATCAGACATCACAAACAGGGCCACATTCACACTATCTCTCCAAGCAATATAATTGGCTTCTATAATTGTGCCATCCATATAAGATACCCAAACAATGTCTTTCTTGCCATCACAGTACCAACTGAAGTCACATCTGTTTCTGATAGGATAATATTTTCTATCGGAATCTGGCACATCCTTGCCTTTGGTCTTCCAACTCTCCCTGTGAGGACCTTCATGTACCACTTCACAGATTGTGTCTGGATGTCTGTCACTCATCACTCTGTTCATTACCACATTGGCAATCGCAACCTTGCCTTTCATAGGCTCTGCTCTGCCTTCAAAGTAGATGTTCTCTGCCATACATTTTAATTCTTCTTCTGCATTAATAAAACCTGTATCAACTTCGTGTGAGATAGCAAGGGAGGCCATCACCGCCCTTGCCGATTCAATAACGAATTCCAAAGTGCCTTTCATTAATCTCCTCTGCTTTCTGAATAGACAGTCAATCCATATTTTTCAAGTTCATCTTTAAAAGCATCACAGGCAATTTCTCTGATACTCATCGACTGTGTATGAAGATATGGATGATTCTTTGGCATGATGTCATAGTAAGATATTCTCCAACCGCCTCTGAAACCATTATCACCTATCTTCATCTGTTTCATGTATCTAACAAATCTGCCTCTAGCAGGATGTATTGAAACATTGGCGAAACCACAATACATTGGCTCACCGTATTTTTCTACATAGTCATCAACTGCCTTTGCTGCCTCTAGGCTTGCATTGAAAAACATCTCGCCTGGATGTATGCCTTCTGCATTAAACTTCAACAATGTTTTAGTATCTTCTTTTATCATATTTTCAACTCCTTTGTATTATTCATAATAACATGGATCCAGGTACCGTCAACCTCAGAATGGCACTATATGTTGTGCCGAGCCTTTTTCTTGGCACTAGATATAGTATCTTTCAAAATTTTCTTGTATTTCTTAGGATTTTTTTGGTAAATTTCTTCTGCTTTTATCTCTGCCACGAATCCGTTTGGTGCGGTCACATAGATAAAGTCTCTTTCCGGCCTTTTTTCGTCGCTAAAGACCGGCTGAGAACTAGGATATCCATAAACAATATCCGCGATATCTATTTTGTATCTAGGCAATTTCTAAGAATCCTATTGCGAACAAAAATCCAACAGTTGGTAGAACCGTGTAAGATCCAAACCATACCGCATCCAAAATAGATTTTGTAATTGCTTTCAATTTATCCATTACGCCGCCTTTCTTCTTTTTAACATTTCAAGATGTCTATTCAACATTTCAATATGATCATTGATTGCCGCCTCTTCCAAAGGCTTGAACTGTTCATCTATAACTTCTTTGCCTTGATCTGTGTATCTGCTTTCCACATAGTACCAAGTGCCTCTAGGTCTATCCATGTAATCTTTGTCACCTTCCAGCTTCATAAGATAAACATATTCTTCTCCAGACTTGAATCCGTTCTTGATATAGTCTGCTTCATCTTTATACACTCGATAACCTTGATCTTTCTCGCCTCTATCTCTGCCATAATAACAATTCTGAACTTGGTGCATAGGATTATCTCTATCGTCAAAGTCTATCTTATCACCTATGATTGTCTGCCATTTAGAACTGTTGCCCAATTTGATTGCTTCTGTGACCTTCTTTGGATCTTCCCAATTTTCACATAGGTTATATCCAAGTCCTCCAGGGTAACCATCCCAATGTTGATAAGCGGCAATGATTCTGCCGCTTTTTTGTTTTATTCCTATTCTTGCTCTTGTCGCCATTATGCCACCAACCCTTTCTCGATTTGTTCGTTCATTTTCATATATTTTCTAACATCATCATTCTTAGGAGATTCAGTCAGTTTGTTTATTGCAACCAATTCTGATTCTGCCTGTAAGAATTTTCTCTCTCTGGCGATACTTTCATTTATTCTTTTGAAGTACCAATAATGGTCTGAACTGCCAAAGCCTTCACCCTCAGGCCAATCATTTAGGCTCCAAAGTTCTTCATTGGCTACACCCAATTCGTGTCTTGTAGTAATAGTGCCGTCTGATATCTTCTGACTCATCAAAGACTGTACCAAGTCAGTTTCGCCTGTGTAGATTGTATTCAATTCTTTATACAGATCTTCTGTAGAAATTACTGAATAATAATGTTCATCTCTTTTATACATATTTTCAACTCCTTGTTTCATAATTCATTGTAGCACGGATGGTAATACCGTCAACCTGCTAAAAGCCGCATAAACATTGACTTTTTTGCCTAATCATCTTTAAATTTGTTCAAAAAATGTCCCAAATGGTCTGGAGTTCTGCCTTTCATAGGCTTATGTCCCAGGTAATTGTAGCCTTCATTGACAACTTTAGGATCTCCGCCACCTGTGTCCAACACCCAACCCATAGGGCCTATCATTAAGGCCTTGCCGGATCTAGTCTGACCCTGTGCCGTTTCATACCACACACGGTCACCTTTCTGTATCTCGTCAAACAATTCATCTGTCCACATTAGGCATCCTCTCCTATGTTGACTTTTTCACCTTTGGAATATTTGTAGACTTCTTCATCCATCATTGTGTCTTCGAGATATTGAGCCATAGATTCTGTGATACCAAAGTAGTCATCTAGAGTTGATCCTATGCCCTGTTTCCAAAAGTCATCATCCAAACCGTATTTGGCAACCTCGAAACAACTATCAATGCCGTTGTCCCATTCGCCCATAAAATCACAGCCAGGTTCATAATAGTATGCCTTCAAGGAACAATTACTATTTTCATCTATGAACTTTTCATAAGCACCTAGAGCCGGAGCCCAGGCAGTATCAAATCCCAATGAGATCTCAGATTCATCTTCACCAATTTCTTTTCTATTGATATTGTAGAACTCCATAATATCCCATTTGGTTCCCCAATTTTCAACTCTCCAATCGTACCAGTTGTCGTAGCCATATTTTTTCAAGTTCTCCTTGGCTTTGGCTTTTTCTTCTTTTGTGGCATCCTTTGGAAGAGGTGCGGTTGTGTCTTTTAATGCTTCTGGCATTGGATAAAAATATTGTAATAAATCGCCTTTGTCTCCGTTGGCAATCTTTTCAATCTTATCAATCACCGAGTTTGGCCCGGTGATGACAATGTTATTGTTACAATAATTAGGCATCAACTGCCTCCTTGTCTGTGATAACAGTTAGATGACTGCCAGGTACATTCCATCTCTGACCTCTGTCAGTTTTAATAAGAACATACTTGATTTTAATCTTTTCAACAGTACCAGTTTCAATTCTTGAATGTCTGCCTGTGAAAGTTACTCTGTCACCAACTCTCAATGCTTGAGCATCAAAAGTATGAAGTTGATTTCTTCTCAACTTAACAGCATCTACAATCAGGCTCAATTCTGTACCACCTAAAGTGTAGATTTCTTCGATTAGTTTTTTTGTTTTCTTGTCTAACATTTTCCTCCCTTTGTTGGTGTTAGTGTTTTCATTGTAACATGGATGGTAAAAGCGTCAACCTGGCTAAAAACTTCCATGTCTACTGGCTTTTTATTCGTCCTCCAAATAGATTTCAGCTTTGGTTATGGCAGTTGCCACAACTGATCTTGGATGCTTGGTATAGACTGAGAACGCCGCTTGGCTATGTTCTTCACCAACAACTGTGGCTTCAATATCTGCGTCTCTTAATGCCCATTCAATGCTAGGCACAATTGATCTATCTTGATCTAGATCAAAGTCTCCAATGTCTTCTACCGCGAATGTATGTCTGTGGTTTTCAATAATTGTCATATTTCTCCTATCTAAATTTACTTTCTAAATGATCTAAATGTTCTCTGCACCACTCTATCAACTCTGCCATATGACCTTGATAGTCATAGGCATCATATCCTAACTTGGAACAATGTTCTGCGAATCTATTTCCAAATGTAAATGGCGACATAAGAGCATCGTCACCGTTCCAACTACAGATGCCTTCTATGAAATTGCCTTGAAGATAACCTTCCACAAATTCATCATAGATTGTGTCTAAAGTTTTTACCATCTTTCCTGATCTTGTTTCTAATTGCATTTCAACTCCTTTGTAAATTTTGTATGACCTACTCGGCTAAGAGCTCCTATCAATTCCCTTTCAGTCATGTTTCATTTTAGCATGGATTGGATATGCGTCAACCTCGGTAAAAATTTTGGTATATATAAAGCCGACTAAAAACATCAATAAAATAGCGACTTTTTAGCCTACAGGATCTAGTGCCTGGGTATGAGATCAACTACTAGATATAGTCTACTATTTTTTTGGTTTTACTACTTTGGATTTTTGAAGCGGTCTTGCTCCAGTTCTTGAACCACCCAGTCTTGGTTGAGTGCCTTTAGTTTTTTTGATTTGAATACCTTTTAATCTTCTCGCACCTGCTCCAGTTCTTTTTGTTTGAGCAAGTTTCTTACCAGCTATTTTTGCTTTGGCTAATCTTTTCTTTCTAATTTTGGCAGAACGAACTGGATCTGTTTTTTGGAAACAGGTTGAAGGCTTGGCCACAATACGACCTTTTCTTGGTCCAGAGGTACATCTAAATCCTTTTTTAGGTGCTCCACCTTTTTGTCTTCTAAAAATTTGACTGACTCCTTCTGTGATGGCCGAGTGATCAGGCATCTCCAAAATTTCTCCGTCAACCGTTTCTGCCATTATTTTTTCTGGCACATGATCTTGTGGCACTAGATCTTGTGTCTCTGGTTCAGATGAGATACTATATATTGTGCCACTAGATGTAGTGTCTAGATTTGTTTTTGGCGTAGAAATGAATTCTTTGATCTTCATATGAGTATTTATTGTGTCCAATATTAAGTATCTTAACTAAGAGTATATTAAGCTTAACTTACAGCTTATGCTTATGCTGACACCTTAAAGCACACAGTTTATTACAGTTTAATACAAACATTAAGATCAACTTTGTGTTTTACGCTGTTAAATACAAGCACAATGAAGATAGTTGAAATCTACAACACTGATGAAAATATAGGGCCAGCACCAAAGGGTGTTTGTAGTAAACCTATGTCCACACTGCCTGCTTCGTGGGTCAGTAGTTGTAAATCACAAGGCAAAATGAAACGCACAGGTAACCGAGACGAAAAAGTCGGCGGCAAAACAATGAAGGTCAGTGGTAAGAGAATCAAAGGCAAAAAGTATGGCGGACCACTACCTGATTATTCAAAATAATACTTCAAAAATAGATTCTAGTAGCGAGCCAATAGCGAGCCAACTAGCTGTACACACGTTCTCTATATAGATCTTGTGTGACACAATGCACGCCACCATCCCAAAACCATCTGTGTCTGAATGGCACAATGACTGGAGCAATATGATGCTTCTCCAGAAAGTCAAAAACTTTCTTGTTGTAATTGTTCACCAATATTGTATTTGTATCAATTGACAGCATGTTAACTTCAAATACTGTTTCTTCTACATAGCCTACCCAATCCTTAAGATAGGTCTCAACATAGGCACTGAAGTCGTCACTGTCCTCTTCGCCAGGCACCCACCACTTGCCGCCATTCTTCTGTTTGACTTTACGAAACGGAGACATCTGATCCCAGTATTTGTCTTCAAGATAACAGATATCCCAATTGGGAAATTTATCTTTGTAATTTTGTATGTCAAACAAGGTAACGATACACCCTTCTTTAGGCACACACCAAGTGCAATCACCGTGCCCTTGATGCTCCATTACATCTACATCAAAACCTTCTGATGTCCATTGCTCCTGATATTTCCTTACTAATTTACTGTCTCTCCAGCCTGGTTGATTAGTGCCCCAATGTAAACTACTGCCAAGCCTGTGTATGAAGCTGGTGCTGATTAGTTTCTTCTGCTCACAGTCTTCTACAATTATTTTGTTAGGCACCCTATCTAATATTGATTTGTATTCTGGTCGATTATTACAGACGTAAAGAGTTTCTCCAATTACTGCCATGTCGTCTCTGGGTTGATTAGCCGGCCGTGCTGAGGTATCAACATTCAAGATATCAGGTCTATGAACTTCTACTCCAGCAATATCTAGAACCTTACACAAGTTAAGATAGTCTTCTTCTGTTTCATCTAGTATCCTAAACAAAATATCTTTTACTTTTTGATTTTTTATATGATTAAATTGCAGTCTATCATAACTCCTGCCAACGATACAAGTTTTCAACTTGTCATATGTGGCATATCCTTTAACTTGTAATTCTTGCATGTAAGTCCTCAAATAAAATTTTATGTCCAAGCTCGTTTGGATGTCTACCATCAGGCCAAAAATGTTTTTTGTCTTTAGCCAAATGTTCAAAATATTTGTCGTATGCTTCTTGATCATGTGCGGTGTCTACGAGATCTGGTATTACTATTTCGTTTTGTTTTAATTTTTGTCCTAGCTGTCCTGGATCTGCATAGTATTTTGGCCAACTAATATTAGGTCTTATCAGTGTGCACCAATTTACACAATGAAAAAATTCGTAGTCTGTGTTTACAATATGTAGGCCTCCCACAATCATTGTTGATGACCCGCACAACAGTTGCAGTTGCTTCAGCTGTTTATCAATCAAGCTTTCGCAGTTGTGTTTGAATGTTTTATTATTGTTATACTGAGCGTTGTTATGATAAAAATCTCTAAATGGTTCTGTAACAATAAAAATTTTTATATCAAAATCATTGTGATATTTTTCTAAGGTATTAATATTTTCACTGTTACAAGATCCTGGTCTGGCAAAATTAGTAGCATGATAATTGTTAGCAAAAAGAAAATGATTTATTCCAAGATGGCTAATTCTATATTCGTCTTTTATGTTGTCCCATACACCACATGCCCAACTGTCTCCAAAAATTGCAATTTTACAATTCATTTTTAATTTTTTCATAAACTTTGTCTGCCCACTGCTGATTTTGTTCAACGGTCATATGATTGATGCCTCGATCGCATTTGTTGACAGCACCACTTGCCATCCAACTCTTGTCTTCTGAGTGTGTTTTACTAAAAGACAAAATGCTTTCATCAATAAAGAGGCCTGATTGTAATTGTATTCCTGCATCTTTACCAGCAGTTTCAAATGGACGAAAACTCCACATCTGTACAATTTGTTTTTTTACTTTTGATAAAACATTTTGATCGTAGTATTTCAAGGCATATTCATAACACAACTCGTCCTTATCATAGTTGTGCAGATGTTTCCAATATTCATCAAGTGCATTATAAATTTTTGGATCTACTCCTTCCAAAGGAATTGTGTTGGCACTTAATATTAAGTTTGGATGATATAATCTGTAAGGTTCTGTCCAACAAAATATAGAAAGATCTGGAACCCTATTCTGTTCTATTAGTTTGTTAAATTGCATGAACACACTCCATATACTAGTGCCTGGATTGCCAAACCATCTAGGTCTAGCATATCCTAGTTTCTGTTGTAAAATATTACACCAACTCTCAGGTTGATTACTTGCACAAAAGCTGTCGCCAAAAAATCCTATCGTTGTCATGAGATGTCCACCTTAGGAAAATGTTTTAATATTTGTTGTTGGTCAATTTGTTGATAACGTTGTTGATTGTGTGCTAGGATTGGTTGCATTTCATTGTGCATGGCCTTAATTTGATTCAAAGTTTTTTTTGATAACTGTTCTATGAGGTCCATCACAGCTACACATCTTTGAGCTCCGGTGGTATCATCATACGATTCATTCCAGAACGTGCCAAAAGTTTTGAATCCTAAGCGTTTCAAATGATGTAGATAGCCTTTTGGTCCAAGCACAATAAAAGGATTTCCCATAACAATTGGCCTTCCAATTTTTTCGTCCAGACAAAACTGTTTACCCAGTACAAAAGTATTACATACAATATCACAGAAAAAACTATTGTACCATGATAATATTTCACTATCCCATGCTCCTTCTTCGTATCCGTGATGATCTTTGTTCAGCAAATGCTTGTCATGGTCTTTTTCAATAGGGCAAGCAGCCAATAAGTCGGATATATCATTTAGGTATTGGTTTTGCCATAGTTTCTCGTTAGCAAATTGAAAAATTAATTGATCAATATAGAGCTTAGATGCATGCATTGGATTAGTAGGATCACGTCTAAAAGTTTGACAAGTCTTATCTCCAAATTTAGTGAACAACTGACTGGCTATGAAAAGACGAGAAAAACTGCTGCCGCCAATGAAATTGCCAAAATGCCTTGTAAAATTTTTATTTGTAGCAATTGTTTGTGATTGCATATGTGTGAATGCATTAATTAGCAGATGATCTTTTATTCTAATGTTGGGCCATACGTTATCATCTTGTATCCAGTTGCCTGTTACCAATCTGAATTTATGCTTTGGCCAATTGTTCTCTTTACAAATTGTCTCCAAGACAATAATAAACTTTTTGCCTAACCAAATTAATTCCTCCACCGGCGCTGCCTCTCCTAAGAAATTAATAATGACTTGATCTGCTTTGTGTGCAGCATCAACTATTTTGGCCACTGTAAGAGATTCATCGATAATTGATTCTCCATGTGGATGAAGTGGTATTATTAAATCTGTCATGGTGCTTTTTTTGCATAATTATTTACATACATTATGAAATACACATATTCGGATTGGCATGATAAAAGTGGTACAATTCCTGTCACCTGGCAGGTGGATGACTATGAATCCTTACCATGGTATCGTTATCCAGATAAGGATAAAGGCTTCACTACTAAATCTAACAACTATGACATCTATGGAGAGCGTCTTGGCTGTTATATACCAAAGTTTGAAGAAGCTGGCAAAGGGATATTTGTGCCAAAAAATGTTGACAAAATATTTGGCCCAGTGTTAAATTATTTTGATATAGATGATAGTGTCTATGCCTTTGCAAAATACACACCAGGAATGATTCTACCCTGGCACCAAGACAACTATCCAACCTATGCTAGAAATAAAAGTGCCGCTGTAGAACAAATTGTAAGGATAATGGTCTTCCTGCATGACCCTGCTCCGGGACATCAACTATGGATCAAAGATAAATTTTGCACAGGACAGGCAGGCACTTGGTACAGTTGGCAAGGAGCAACCACACACATGGCAGCCAATCTTGCGGAAACTGATAGATATGTAATTCAAATCACCGGAAAAGCTAAACGTAATCCTGTGAATGTCTAAAAGATTTACGCCATTCAAAGCTTTCAAAATGTTTTTTGTTATGTTCAAGTATTGGCTTTAATCTTGCATACACTCTTAACGGATCTTGTAATGATAATTTAGACATTGAGTCTAACGCTTTGTGCCATCTAGTTTCTTTGTCCTCTATATCATCATAGCTTTCATCTATTACTAGATCAAAAGTTTTATAACCTAATTGTTTGAAAGCTTTGAGTTGTCCAGCGGTGCCAAAAATTACAAAAGGTCTTTTCGCCACAATAGGTTTTGCCTCTTTTTCTGAAAACATTGCAAAGTCATTATGTATCGTGGTTTCAATCATAGCAGAGTAAATTGTTTGATTATAGATTGAAGGATCAATTAAATCGCTACAACGTATTTGAGTATTATATCTATCACCTATAGTTTCAGCTGTGTGAGCTTTTGGCCTTACTACTTCATCACTCCAGTAACCTCTGTTGCTATCTTTTCCATAATAGGTTAAAAATGTTTTGCCATGTATTGGATGTTTTGATATTACATTATAAAGCCAATCTTTGTTTGGACTGCTTTCACCTAACAAAAAGTCCCAATGTAATTGAAAATTTTTTTTATGATGTGGCACACATTTTGCTAGAAGATCCTTACATTTATTATTTTGTTGATACAATTTGTGTCCTGCTAAAAACATATCATTACTGTATTCAAAATCTACACACACTTTTTTAATAGGAACCAAATTAGATACAAACTTTATATTATAACCAACCCATTCGTTCATGAAATCTATTACAGTATGGTACACATCATTTATTTCATACATGATTCCAGGTTGAACAAGATGAACTTCAACTTTACTATTAGTTTCAAACAATTTTAAAATATCTTTTCTTAATTGGGCTACTTCGGCTGTGTTACCTGCATTTGAAACAATAGTTTTCATATTCATATTTAATCATTAAGCACGCACTTAAATACAGCCATGCGTATACGAACTAATAACGAATATGATCAATTGCAATCTGTTTTATTGGGCAGTGTCAAGAACGGTGCTTGGCCAACCAACGATGTATTTTTTGATATGATGATTGAGTCAAGCACTTATAAAAATTCATTAACAAAAGGTCCTTTATCGCAGGCAGTGATTGATCATACTGAACAAGAACTAGAATATCTACAAAATATTCTACTCAAACGTGGCGTGGAGGTTATTAGACCAAACACTGCACAGCCACATTGTGCTTTTAGTGCCAGAGATGTTTTGCTTACATTAGATAACAAAGTTATACTTTGTCCTACACCATACACCAGTAGACAAAATGAAAAAACATTATATGAACATTTACAAATCAAATTTGGCGAATGGGTAAAATTACCAATGCCAACACATAAAAACTCACCAATGTTTGATGCGGCAAACATCTGTAAATTCAATGATAAACTGTTATACCTGGTGTCAAAAACTGCTAACCTAGCAGGGGCTAAACTATTACAGTCAGTGGTGGGTACAGCTTTTGAAGTTATACCATGGCGAGGGGTGTACTCACATGCACATATAGATAGCACAATTGTATCACTAGATCAAAACACAATATTATTAAATGGCAGTAGAGTAAATGAAACTAATCTACCAAAATTCTTACGAGACTACAAAAAAATTTATTTAACAGACATTGAAGAAAGAGACTTTGATACATTTCCATATGCTTCAAAATGGATTGGAATGAATATTTTGTCGCTTGATCCCGAAACAGTAGTCGTTGATCCTTTTTACAAAAAACTAATTGCTTTATTGCAAGACAACAATTATAATGTTATAGAAGCACCGTTGACACATGCAAGAACAATAGGCGGTGGATGGCATTGTGTGACTTGTGATTTGGAGAGAACATGAACATAATTTATGATATCAAAATTGGATTTGTTGGCCTAGGTAAACTTGGCTTACCATGTGCCGAAGCAATAGCATCAAAAGGATTTGATGTGGCTGGTTATGATATAGTTTCAAAACAAAGTGAGCTTATTGAAATGCGTTCGTCAATCGATGATCTGTGTAGGGATAGAGATATTGTTTTTGTGGCCACACCAACTCCACACGAAGAAGGTTATGACGGCAGCAAACCAACAAGTGAGAAACAGATTAAAGACTTTGACTATTCGGCAGTCAAAGAGGTTCTAGAAAATTGTAATAGACATATGGGTGTAACACAGACCCTAGTTTTAATTTCTACAGTATTGCCTGGAACAATTAGACGTGAACTGGCAAGTTTGGTCACCAATACTGAATTATTATATAATCCTTATTTGATTGCTATGGGCACTGTGAAATGGGATATGTTAAATCCTGAAATGGTAATGATAGGTAACAGCAATGGCCAACCAACAGGCAAGGTTGAGCAACTTGAAAACTTTTACAATCAAGCCTGTGATGTCATGCCAAGAATTGAATTTGGCACATGGGAAGAGTGTGAAGCAATTAAAATTTTTTACAACACTTTCATAAGCACAAAACTATCTTTTGTAAACATGATACAGGACGTGGCACAAAAACTAGGCAACATGAATGTTGACACAGTCACAAATGCTTTGGCCAAAAGCACAAAGAGAATTATAAGCTCAGCCTACTTCCGGCCTGGTTTAGGTGATGGCGGAGCATGTCATCCAAGAGATAATATTGCATTGCGTTGGCTAGCAAAAGATCTTGATCTTGGATATGATATGTTTGCCAGTATTATGACAGCCAGAGAAAAACAAGCAGAAAACATGGCACTAGCAATACTGGAACATGGTAAGGTTATACATTTTACATCCGACTCATATAAGGCCGGCACCAGTCTTACTGATGGGTCTTTCAGTTTGTTGGTACAACATTATGTTCTCAAACACGGTGGACAGATTGGAAATGGATTTAACGTTCCTATTAATGTTATTGTACGTGTGCATGAGTCTGATAAATTTGAAGTAGACAATGCAACAATTATATTTGATCCGTGGAGAAGCTATCCGCCTGGACCAAATGTAGTTTATTATGGCAAATAAAAAATTTACTGTTACCTGGGAGCCTGGAACTTTTGGACATCTTTTACAAGCCATCATTGCAATTCAATGTTATGGGGCTACCTATGATAAAATAGAAAGCGACAGTCACAGTCAACCAGATTGGCCTGGCACTATTAATACTGTTCATCCTTATGATATTAACCTTATAGATGATAGGCATAGAGTAATTAAACCTTATTTCAAAAATGCAAATCTTAAATTTTTTCCCAAATATCTAAATTATGTAAAGACAGATCAAAAATCTACTCCAGTTGAACTATTAAGATTGTATTGGAACTATCACGATCCAATTTGTCCTAAAAGTTTTAATATTGACATGACTAATTTTTTTACAAATGTAAGTATGTTTAAAAAAGACATTCAAAAGTTCTTAGACACAGATAAGTTGGTAGACGACACAATATATTTTATTGATGAAAAAAGAAAAGTAAATTTACCACATTTTACGGATTACAATGAAAAAATATTACATACCTCTTCGTGTTGTAAAGCAAAAACTTTCAAGGACATATCTAACCTTACTGATTATGAAATAGGATTAGTGCTTTGTGACTATCTACAAGATGAAGTTCATAAGGTAAATGTTTTTGCCAATGCCTATAATAATGAATTGATTAAAAGCACAATGGATATTATTAGATATGAAAACTAACACTAAATTCTATAGAATGCACAATATAGATGCATTTACTGGCCAGCAAATAGACAATCAATATCACTTTACAAAGCTGAATAATGAAACACTTGTTTCAGATAAGATTGAATATTTCTTAAATGAAGAACACAAATTTTATTTGAAACATGGCAGCCCGGATGCCCTAAAGGCCTTTCCTTTACGCTCATTTCAGAACTTACAACAAATGACTGAAGACTTTAAGCTTAAATTACATTCTAAAGTCAAAACCTACGTTCAACACATGCTTCTAACCATGCATGACGAACACACTTTAAATTGTACCTTAATATTTGAAAGCGAAACAAAATACAACGAATTCAATGAAATAGTATGGGCCAACAGCGAGAGTATGCCACATGGTTTCCTTAATTATTTGCCTACCATTTACTACTCCTTTAAATGATAAATATCTGTAGGAATACAAATGGCGAATGCATTTAAACATAATAGATATATTAGAATTAGAAAAGAAGACAGTTATTTTGTCACTTTCACTAGCACCGACGATGCTATCACAAAGTGTGGGCCAAAGTCGTGCTTTGATACATCTAGTCCAACAAGGACTTATTCTTTAGAAGATTCAAATCAGACCCTTGTGATGGGCTTTGAGTTTGACACGCTTGCGGAACAAACAGCATTCAAAGACGCTGTTGATGCAGTATACGATGGTGGCACAGGCGGGTTTGTTGCACAGGTTACCAGAGATCAAGACATGATGGGATCAGCAATGGTCGAACATTTTAAAACTGTATGGTTTAACGAAGACGGATCAGTGTCTTCCACAAACTATCCTAACGCATAACATTTATTAATTTTCCACAACTATTTGCACAGGTTGGATCACAATTATTTGTGTTCCAAGTTTTTTGTAATTGGTCAAACTTTTCTACAGGCACTGACACTCTATCTCCAATATTAGTACCATGATAACAACAAGGTGTAACTTCTCCTTTGGCTGTGATATAAACCTCTCCTTGTAAATGCTCACAGGAATCAATACTAAACATTTTTCCTGTTTCAGGCATGAAACGTGTCAATGTTGCCATTTGTTGTATCATCGCTTTTGAGTCAATTTGCTTTGTGTTAACACTGGGTCGATCATGAGGCTCAATCCAGTGAGACAAATTTCCATACTTGTCTAAGGCAGGAAAATCATCTCTTTGTTGTTCATTAGTATAAAAATCCTTAAATCCTAAATCTTTTGCCATGGCTTTCGCATCTGCAAGTTGATGATGATTATGTTTAAATGGTACCCATTTCCAGTACGCTTCACCGCCTGCATTGATAAACCATTTGACACGATCCATAATGTTATTCCAAGGTACATCCTGTCTATATAGATGATTTGTATCTTCGAGACCGTCAATGCTAAATTCAATTTGAACTTTATGTGCAGCCAATTGTTCAAACGTTTTTCGTGTGCCAATTGATCCGTTCGTGGTTATTTGTGTTTCACAGTTGCTAATGGTTACAATTTCATAGATGTATGGATTCATCATAGGATCTCCGAGTCCGCCATTGATACGCACACGCTCAAGGTCTAAATATTTTTGTCTTATTTCTGTATATCTTTTTGGTGATAGATGTGTTTGATGAACAAAATTTTTAAGATTGTAACCTCGGATGTTTCGTGGGCATCCAGGGCATCTTGCATTACAATAAGTTGAGGCTTCTATGTGAAAACTTGTTATCTTCATTCTATGCTTATTTAATGGCCATATAACTTAAATATATTAATGCCTTGGTCAACACGTTTACCTATTGAGTACATAGAAATACAGTTCATACATGCCTGCAACCTAGCCTGTACAGGCTGTGCCACTTTCAGTGAATTGAAACATAGCGGCTACACAAGCTGGCCACAAATTGAAGCTCAAATTAAACCATGGTTGGAACGATTGGAACCTGAGTGTGTTGGTGTCATGGGTGGCGAACCTTTTATGAATCCACACCTAGAAAAAATTATAGTAGGCTTAAGAAAACTACTGCCTAACACACAAATAAGAGTTCCCACTAATGGTCTTTTGTTAATGAAAAAATATCGCATCGTGAAGTTGCTGGAGGAAATTGGTAATTCAATATTGAAAATATCATATCATATTGATGATGATGTAATACATCAAGCTATCAAGAAAATCATGGATGACTTTAGATTCAAGCCAGTCACAGAATACGGTATCAATCGCTGGTCTACCAAAAACAATTTTAAATTTCAAATCAATTCACCTGAAACATTTATGAAAAGTTTTGTTAACGATTATCATAACATGAAGCCGCACAACAACACTCCATCCGATGCTTTTGATATCTGTGTGGCCCAACGTTGTCCGTTCTTGTTTCAGGGTAAATTATACAAGTGCAGCACCGCAGGCTTGACGCCATGGATATTGAAACGCTTCAACACGCCTAATGAAAAGTTATGGGAACCATATGTTAATACAGGATTGGATGTAACCTGTTCAGACTTTGAATTACAAAAGTTTCTGGACAATTTTGGTAAACCACACGCAATCTGTAGACAGTGTCCTTCCAAATTTGATCAGGAAAGTCTAATTGATCACCGTAGTTCAGTCACAAAAAAAGGGCGATAGGTTAGTACCGCCCTTTGTAAAATTTAATTACGCAGAGTAATTAATTACTTTTCTGCCTGACTTTTTAAGCAAAGAAATAATATTTGCTTTCATAGTTAATGCAGATGACTTAGGTGCAACACCTAAGATATCAACTGTAAAGTCAATACCTTTTGATAACAGCTTGTTAGTTGCTGTTTTTCTTGCAGTATTTTTTACAGCCAAGTTTTTGAACTTGATTTTACCACCGTGAACTTCACCGTTTACTTTGTAAGCAGACGCTGGCTCAGCAAATACACCAATTTGCTTTGCTCTTGATCTGAAGTTTCTTGTGTACACAACGTATTGAGTTGAGTTTGCCATGGTTTTTTCCTTTATAGTAGTAGGAAAAAAAGTTCTAATCATGTTTTCTAACATTTTTATCCTTTTGTTCCTTGGTTAATATAAGCTGCCGAAGTTTCATTCTCTGTTATCCGAACAACCATAGCATATTATAATACAGCTATTGTATAATGTCAACCTATATGGCCATATAGGCTAAAGCGAATAGAATCTTTTGGAACTGGCTGAGTCATACCATGTATTTGGTAAACATTTTTCATAGCATATCCAGTATTCACTTGGTAATCAAATTGTTTTCTGACACTTTCATCTTTGTTATAGAAAATTGTACCAAGGTTTGTTTGATTAGGCCATAAGAAAATTTGTATCACGTGTTTGACCGCAGGATTATCAGGATGATTGGTAATTGTATATCCAGGCTTGTCCCACCAAAAATTACAATCAATGCCATAAAATGTTGTTGAGAAAGTATCCGACAACTGGTCAATTATATCTTTTTTGTTTATAAATGTGTCAAACTCCTTTAAGATATCAGTGTCATCATATAATATTTTATATCTCAATAGATCTGCTTGCATGTTTTCTCTTTTCCATCTGTATTGGCTTAGGTTTTTAGTTTGTAGTCTAGTCAACAGTTCTGGAGGAAATACATCTGATATGGCAAACAAATCATTGCCATTGTCAACAGGATCTATTTTCATTAATTGTCTTTGATTTCTGGCACAGGAAAAATATCTATACCTTCACTTTCAAGTTGTTTTATCTCTTTTTTAGTTGCTGTGCCATATATTTTTTCGTCACGCTTTCCTTTGGCAGCCTTACGTGCTTCTTGTGGAAACTGTTTACCAACGTTGGTAAATTCTTTTTTCACAGTTTCCTCGATAGTTTTTAGTATACGTCTGGCTTTGCCACTCATCATTAACTGAGATTGTGCAGGCTTGATTGTTTGATTACTTTTCCGTTTCAAGCTTGGTGCCATTACGGCTTTAGCTACATTTGGGCTGTCACACATTGGACAGGTAATCAGCCCTGCCTTCTTTTGCTTATCAAAACTTTTGCTATCAGGAAACCAGCCTTCAAATTCTTTGTCGCACTCACAAATTAAAGCGTACTTGATCATAATATTATTTACTATTATAAGGTTGACTTATAATTTTGTCTACTGTATTATGAAGTATGAGATTAGGAACTAACATTTACGACAGAGGTAAGCCTAAAAAATCTTCACAGTCTGCAAACAAAAGCCGTGTGAAGCTGAGCTCTATGAACAAGCACAAAAAGAGATCATATAAAGCATACAATGGCCAAGGAAGATAACAAAAGACTTGAGTATGAAATTGGTAACCTACAAGTGCAGATAGCTGAATATCAACAGATTATAAACGAGCTGTCTGAGAAGCTCAAACTGTATGAAAACAAATACGGTTCAGTTTTTAAATCCACTAATCAAACACACAATAATTAACAACAAAAAGGAAAAATATGAACTTACCACTATTTGACCAAAGCACAGGATACACTTTGTTACTTGTGTACGGTCTGGTTGCATTTGCTTTGACCTACTGGTATAGTAGGGGGTATGACAACAATAAAACATCTTTCCTTGTGGCAAGAAGAGAACTGAACACCTTCCAAGGTTCCATGTCGGTTGCAGCCGCATGGCTTTGGGCACCAGGACTATTCATCAGTACACAACAGGCCTACGTCAACGGACTTGTAGGACACTTTTGGTTCTGTTTGGGTAACTTTCTGACACTGGCATTCTTTGCTTATTTTGCTCACAGGCTAAGACAACAATTTCCAGAAGGCTTTACGTTTTCCGGATTCATTAAAGAAAAATTTTCAAAGAGAGTGCAGAATATCTACATTGTAGAGATGATCATATTGGCCACTTGTGCCTTTGCAATCAATCTACTTGCAGGATCCAAAACTCTTGAAGTGCTAACAGGCATTCCATTCACGTACACTGCGATTGCAATGGCGGCGATTGCTTTGCTGTATTCATTTAGAACAGGTCTAAAAGCCACTGTGATAACAGAAATGTTCAAAATTATAGTTGTATGGACAGGTGTTATCCTAATTGTACCAGCTGTGATTTACATAGCAGGCGGTTGGGAAACTGTACAAGCAGGACTAGGTGGTATGAGAGGTGACGGTGCCAGCATTATTGGAACCGAACGTGCCTGGGTAGTATTTGCCACATTTGGTGCAGCGGCATTTCTTGGACACTTGGGTGGACCATGGGGTGACAATTCATTCTATCAAAGAGCATTTGCAATACAGAAGAAGTCTGTGTTTAAATCGTTTGTGATTGCGGCCTTTATATTTGGTATTATTCCTATCATGATGGGACTGCTTGGTTACATAGGAGCAGGATCAGGTATGGAGATACCAGGCAATATGGTTGGAACAACTAATGCTATTGTGATTGCAAACTTCTTGCCAGCATGGGCAAGTTTGTTCTTTGTGTTTTTAGTGTTTGCAGGACTGGTTGCTATATTAGACTCGCAGTTTAGTTCTATTGCAAACATGACTGGACATGACATCTACAACAAATACAAGAAGAAAGTTGATGACAAGACTGTGATCAAATATGCTAGGGTTGGTATGGTAGTACTGGCAATAGCTGGATTTTTGATTACACAGATTCCAGGTATCACACTTTTATACATCTTCTTATTCTTTGCAACACTTAGAGCCGCTGTATGGCTTCCAAGTTTAATTGCTATTGTTAAACCTAAATTATTATCTGAACAAGGAATGTTCTATGGAATGGGTATCGCTATCATAATTGGTGTGCCTATGTTTGTATACGGCAAATTGGCTAAATCTTTACCTTATACATTATCAGGAACACTAGTTGCAATCTTTGGTTCAGTTGTGTTAGTATTAGCAATCAGCAAATGGAACAAGAAACAAATATCATAAAACCTAAATTATTGATCGTTACCGGGCCGCAAGGCTCCGGTAACCATCTCTTTGCCAAAATACTTACAATGCATCCACTAGTTGAAGGTTGGCCAATGTTAAAGGACGAATGGCAAGGGCATCACCTAGAACCGTTTGCTGATGCATGGGAAGATCCAACAAAATTAAAAGATAGAACTTGGCATAAGGAAAAATATTATATGACTAGTATTAGCTGTCCTTACTTCAAAAACAAGCAGCCTCAAATACCAAAGTACGTAGAATTTATTGCAGAAGCCAAAAAATACTGTGAAGTCAGTGCCGCAATCATAGGTCGAGACAGAAACATTTTAGAAACACAACAAAACAGATTACGTGGCGGACACACCACACCACAAGCAATTGATCACTTTCAACAATTGAAAGATCTTGTGCCTGTGCATTACATATCACAAGAATTATTTTTCCTGTATGGCGCAGATTACATCAAATCAATTGGCAAACAAATGAACTTTCCAATGCTTTGTCCTACAGATGTTTATAGAGATTATCTCAAAGAAGATGCCAATAAAAAATATATTCAACCAGCAGAAGGCAAGTTTGATAAAGAAGTCAAAAAAGCTTGTGAGGAATCTTGATGTATATTTTGTTTACAGGAGCACCTGGATCAAAATGGAGTAGTGTTGTTAAAAACATATACTGGTCAAAAGATATTGATCATACGGACTACACAGAAGCAAGAACGTATTGGCATGACGCCGACACTCCTGGACAGAAACAACTCATGCACATTGGTGCATATTGGGATCCTGGGATGGAGTTTGACGTAGACGAATGGGACAAACCCTTCTCCGGCACAGGTAAAAGAATAGTTAAAGCACACACTTTCGCACATCAATTAAACACGCTAAAGTTAAAGAACTATCCAATTGTTATGGTCTATAGAAATGATTATGAATGTTTAGAATGGTGGAAACTGTGTGGTGAATTTAATATTACATACCCCAACTATCAATACTTTGAAAACCTAGATAAAATGTGGGAACACATACAAAAAGAGAACAACGACATTTTAAATTTTATCAAAGATAACAAACAAAGAGTAACAAAGGTTTATGATAATTTTACACTTTGTAGATTACTGGACATAGAGTTTCCTGTCAAAGGTATAAGACATAATTACAACGAAAAGGACATCACCGTGTATGTCTACAAGTAACTGGCAAGAAGCAAAAGCAAGAAGCACATATCATTTTAACAAATGGCATACAGACACTGATATTGTTCAACATCTAGGAAAGTTCACAGGTGGATGGCAAACTGAAGTTCAAGCAGTGATCAACGATGCCAAGCCTTTAAACTGGAGCAACCGTAGAGAAGGCACAGGCAGACCAGACGGTGATGTAGATGCAGAAGAAAATGATTTACGAGAAGCAGGTGCCGACCCTAAGATGACCATTTACCGCGGACTGAAAGACTTTACAAAATGTCCTACCTTACAAAGAATGACAGACTACTTTGCTCTTAAACCTGTGAAATCTAAATTACACATACAGTTTACAGGTGAAGTGTTAAACATGCACATTGATAAACTATACGATTTAGATGCAAATCCAAATAATGTTATTAGGATTATGGTGATGTTACAAGATTGGGAACCTGGCCAGTTCTTAATTTACGGTAACCAACAGTTTGATAGATGGCGAGCAGGAGATATACACAAATTTGATTGGCCTAATATACCACACGCCACAGCCAACGCAAGCAACAAACCTAGACCTATGTTAGTAATAACAGGAGTAATGACAGACACAACACATAAAATTTTAACAAAGGAAATAAAAAAGAGGATATGAACAAAACGGAAACTGAATATTTTAGAGACAGTTGGAAGCCAGACTATGATAAGTTTGAATACTCTGGCTGGAAACTTTTACAACAAATTAGACCTAAAGATCAAATATTAGATATTGGCTGTGGTTATAATTTATTCAAAGAAAAATTAGGTGATAGATTATATGGTATTGATCCAGCAAATGACCTTGCCGACGAAGTTGTCAGTTGGGAAGACTATGTGCCTAAACAAAAGTTCAATGTATATTTGGCATTAGGTAGTTTGAACTTTGGAACTGAAGATGAAGTAGAAGCACAGATAAAAAAGTTATCTGAGATATGTAAAAAAGGTGACAGAATATACTGGCGACAAAATCCAGGCACTGGCGATCATCCTTGGAAAGGAGTTGAAAGTGTGAGGTTTTATCCATGGACTATTGAAAAAAACTATGAATGGGCAGACAAATATGGTTTTTGGGTTCGTGAATGTAGGGAAGATACTGGCAACAGGATATATGCTGAGTGGTTCAAAGGTAATGAACTAGAATATTATGCATACAAAGTACAAGATTAAGCATTAACGACGTTGATTTATTATGAAGATATGTTATAATAAAGTGTAAATACTGATAATGCAAAAACACACAAAAAGTATATTAGAAGAGTTAAGCAACGTTTCTTTCCAAAAAGATAAGGAAAATGTTGTTGAAAGTCGTGCATCTCATATTTTAGAAAGTGCTATTAGATTAATGCAATATATTAAAGAAAACTTTGATTCTGAAACTGCATATAAATTAGAAAAAAAATTTCACAGTTCAATAAAAAATATGGATGCATCCAAATTTTCTAAAGGTGTTGCTCGAATAAAAGAAAATAAAGAAGTAAAACAAAATCTCAAAACTATAGACGGCGAATACAAAGAGGACTAAAAATGTTGATAGAAGATGTCCTAACAGAATTCAAAAGGACTCACCTTGAACACATTGAAGACATAATAATCACTGATGGATTTGAAGGTGGCAAGGCAGTTGTAGAATATTTTAGGGGCCTTTTGTTAACATTAAAGGGCACAAGTTCAGAAGCGATACAAGTATCTGTTAAGTGGGACGGTGCTCCTGCTGTGGTGTGTGGTGTTAATCCAGACAACGGTAGATTTTTTGTAGGAACTAAATCAGTTTTTAATCCAGGCACTCCAAAAATAAATTATACCAAGAGAGATATAGCAAACAATCATGGCACAGATGAGCTGGGTCAAAAACTTTTAAAATGTTTAGTGCATTTGAAAAAGATAGGAATGAATGGCGTGTATCAAGGAGACTTACTTTTTACAGACGAAGACATTACAAGAAAAAACATAGACGGTAAACCACATCTGACTTTTACACCAAACACAATCACATACGCTGTGCCTGAACAGAGTGATTTGGCCAAACAAATTGATACAGCCAAAGTGGGTATAATATTTCATACCACTTATGTAGGAGATACTTTAGCAGATATGAATGCCAGTGCTGGGGCTAACACAGAAGAATTTTCAAAAAATAGTGCTGTGTTTTTTGACAACGCAAGTTACAAAGATGTTTCAGGCAGTGCCAAATTCACAGACGACGAGACCAAAATTTTTTTAAATGAATTAGATAAGCTAGAATCATTGTTGACTAATATACCGAGAAATATTAGTAATCTGTTTGGAGCAAATCAAGATTTTGTACCTTTTTTTCAAATCTACATCAATTCAATGGTGAAGCAAGGAGAGTTGCCAACCAATAGCACACAATTTCTAAATGGTTTTAGAAAATTTTATGCTGACAGAATGCAACAGCAAATATCTGGTTTGAAGGCACAGAAGGCACTTCAGTTAAGACAGGACAAGATTAAACAAATGCCACAATTTTTGACTAAATTACAGGCTCCATTACAAAGAATGTTAGCTTTTTATAAACAGGTTCAAAAGATGAAAGCCATGATTCTAAAAAAAATGAATCAAGCAATGGCCATAGGATCTTTTGCACAAACTGAAAATGGATTAGTTGTTACAGATCCTGAAGGATTTGTTGCTGTTGACAAAACAGGCAATGCTGTTAAACTTGTTGATAGGTTAGGATTCTCAAGACGTAATTTGACTGCTGTCAGCAAATTCAAGAAAGCGAATTAAAGTTTTATTAATTTGTTCTTGCAATTTTTCTTTATTTAAAAATAAGTCTTTATTGTGTTGTCGTAAACCTTTTGTTTGTAGGTATAAATCTTGCCAATCTGTATTTTTTAGATTTGAGATTAAAGATACTATCTTATCAATTCTTATATTTTTATCGGGCTCTAGATCATAACTTTCATCAAAATAATTATTGAAAGTTTTAAAACCTAGTTCACGTAGTTTTTGTAGATACAAGTGGTTGCCATGCACAATAAAAACATGTTCAGCTAAAATTGGCTTCCAAATCTTTTCTGTCATAAAAATCTCATCGTTGCTATCATTGGTCTCAGAAATGATACTATATTTTGTATCATTGTAATGTTTTAGGTCAATGTTTTGATCTGCTCCACGCATTGGATAGTTTTCTTCATATTCAGTTGGCAAAATGTATTTAGGTATGTAGTTGTGATTGCTGAAAAGACTGTTTTCTAATAATGTTGTGTTGATTAATTTGCTGAATAATCTTGTTCTATGTTGACGTCGTCCCTTGTTAAGATATAGGAAATCATATTTTTTTTGATTATGATTTGGCGTAAACATGCTTTTATGATGTTGACGATACATATAAAACCAAAACCAACTTATATCACCTGTCCATTGAATATGTTCAATAGGATAATTTGGAAAATAATATCCGTCAACACCGCTTTTGTTTGCAGGAGCCAACACAGGTTCTTTTAAGTTACTTAAACTTTCCCATGGCGTGGCACGAATAAAAACAAAGCCTTGACTTTTTAGCAATTCTACACGCTTCATAAAGTCATCTTTAAATGTTTTACTGTCGGCCAGGTAACATAGATCTATACGATAATCAATGATGGCAAATTTACGTTGATATTTGTCTAAGTCAAAATTATGTAGAGAATAATAATCACCGGTGTAAGTGAATGTTTGATCATGGATGTTTGCCATGTCAATAAAATCTTCTAAATCTTGATGCGGGCCTGTACGCATAAGATCAGTTAGAATAAAGTTATGTTGCATAATAGCTATAAATATGTGTATGTTAACACCTTTTTTAAAGTATGTATCAGAAGGACGTGTCGTAAGACGTCAAAGCGACCTACAAAGATACACTTTTACAGAAATCACAGAAAGAATTTATCTTTCATTTTTGACACTGACTTTGTTAAGGAACTTTAATCAGACTTCAGGATTTGTAACTGCATATGCACGAGCCACTTTGTCATATGGTAGTTTTGATAGAGTCAGAACCACATCCAATGATCTTCATAACATGTTGGCGGTGGTAGCAGGAGATCCTAGTATAACACAAAAGTTGGCTAATAAAAATGCTGCAATGGCACAAAGGCAAAGACAATCCGTGCCAGTGTTGGCCATCAGAAGATACCTAAAAGATTTTAGAAATCCTTTTGAATTCTTATCTAAATTAGAAAGTGCCTTGAATATTGCCAATGCTGACTATAGAAATTTGAGAAGGGCAATCAGTGACTACAGTCAACTTGATAATAAGCGAAAAAAAGCAACCACCACTAGATTGTTACAGGCCTTAAAAGCAAAACTATCTGGAACTGACCTACAAAGAAAAGCACAAGAGTTTGCTGACAAACAAAAATTAGAACTTGATAATGTAATTGATGCAGAAAGAACTGTGCCAGGGGTTGATATGACACCTGATGAATTAAGTGCTTATAGATTATTAGTTGGATCAAACAATGTTAGACGTGCTAAAATTGCAGCTCAAATGATTAAGCAAGGTCGAGCAGTACCGGCTCCAATCCTACAAGCCTATGCACCAGTGGTGAAAATGATAGATGACATAGCACAAGGTGGCTATTCATTTGTAAGACTGTTACAATCAATTCATGACAGAGCCAAGAAAAAAAATTAAATGTAATCGTTGTGGATGTGCGATTCATTGCGATAAACATTGCAACAACTGTGAAAAATGCATAGTTTGTGAATGTGGTACCTGTTTAAATAATAAAGAATAAAATGCCAATAACACCAAACAATTTTAAAGTTACAAATGCAATTGGAGAAACTGATAACTTCGCAGGCGCTGACGTACAGTTTTTTCATATTACTCTTGTTGGAGATGATTCATCTGCTGTAGACTTGAGAACAGAATTAGGCTTTAATGAAACAATGCACAATATCACTAGAACAATATTGCAAAGAGGGACCATAATTTATCAAAGAATAGATAACGCATCAACTGGTAGAATTGATATTACTATGGAACGATCAGGTTGGACAGCAGATACATTGGAAACGGCTATTAGAAATATGGGCACTACAGTTGGAGAGAATGACAAAGATGTATCCAAGTCACATGTTGTTGAAACTGAATTGAAACTTGATGCCTCCTAGTCCTACAATTTGGGATCAAGCTATTGTAAAGCTCTATGACCCAGTTAATGAACACACTCATAAATTTTATTGTGAAGGCAATCATAATTCAAATGATCAAGGTGTCAATTGTAGTAGGCATCAGCTGTATCAAAAAGCTTTACCATTTTTAAAACACAAAAGAAACGCCATTGATGTAGGTTGTCGTTGGGGAGAATTCACAAGATACTTCACATGGACATTTAACCATGTGTACTGCTTTGATAAATTTTATAAAGAATTTGCAATGAACATTTCAATTGAAAAAAAATCAGTAACGCATTATTCTTTTTATATTGATACACATAACAAGATAGATAATTTTGAATACACAGACATAGATCTTATCAAGGTAGACACAGAGCCCACAGATGAGTTTGTTTTACGAGGTGCGGAAAATACAATTATGAAATATAGGCCTGTAATTTTAATTGAAGACATACTTTATAATAATGGAACCACTAATCATAATGCACTTAGATACCTGGAATCAATAAATTATGAAATAGGATATGAATTAATAGAAACTTCTAAGGTCAAAAAATACAGAAACTATGTTATGGTGTCAAAACAGCAATAAAAACACAAATTCTATATATTATAGCATAATTTACCAATCTTTACCATAAATATAAACAAATGTCTTCGGAGCGAAGGCATAGTCATAATATCAGAGAAAAAAGGAGGATATAATATGGCATATACAGGAAGCAGTGTTGCTGGTGGAGAAGGTAACACAACTCACGTAGTCACAGATGAAACTTTTTTAGGAAAACCTTTAGAGTTTGTTATTGTAGATATGATCAGTGCAGTTAACGCTAAAACTGCTAAAGATTCTACAAGAGATCTAGTGCAAAAAACAATCGGTACTTACGCTAACATAGTTGGTGCAGGTGCATTGATTAACTCCAATACAGAACAAAACTTTATCGTTGAGCAAGCAGATTCATTTGTTGGATCTCCTGCAACTTCAGGTACAGGTGCGTTCACATTAACAACAACAACTGATGGTTCTTCTGTTGGCACGTTACAAACTGCTCTCAGAGCTTTAGGAACTGTAGACTCAGTTAACTTATCATCTGCCACTGCAACGGCTACTAAATTAGGTGTTGCTTTAGGTAACGTGGTATCATAATCATAAGGAGATTTTATTATGGCTTACGACGGAACAATACCAGCAGGTGGACCAGGAAACTTTCAAACACCTAACCTTGCACACGAAGGTGAGGGTTGTAGAGTTGACTTTATAACTGTTGATTACATTAGTGCAATGAATTCGGAAATTACGCATTCAACTGCATCAGCAGCAACCGCTGGACTTAAACTATCTATGGAAGCAATCCAAAACCAAGGTGTTAACATCTTAGGTCACGGTGCTTTAGGAAACTCAAACACTGAGCAGACTTACATGGTTAGAGCGGATGCATTAGACACAATCAGTGGCACTACAACAGTAGCGGCTATACAAGCGGCTATCAGAGCACTTGATGGCTTGACACCAGACAAAGTTACAGCAACTATTAGTTCTGCAACAGCGGGTGACAGAGATCTAAGTGATACTCAGGTAGCATAATAGGTTAATATAGGAGAGATAAAATGCCCATTACAAGTAACGCAACAACAAACATGTCAAGAAGACAAGCATTCAATGGTAAAGGTCTTACTTTTATCGAGTGTATCTTTAATGACGGTATTACTTCAACAGCGAGTACTCCAGACACTAAAGACTCTACTTTTCAAAAAGTAAGAGACGCAGTGCTTAACACTGGTACTTTACTTGCTCAGTCATACAGATTAGCTGCAAAAGCAACAGATGATGATGCATCTGAAGTTGCACAAATTACAGCTAACGACTCTATTGATTCTTATCAATTTATAGTTGAAGGAACACCAGGTCAGTTCAACGACGCAGACTCAGTCGGTGACATTAACTTAGATCCAGACCAAGCAGCTTCAAGTGATCCAGGAGTGATTGCTGATGCTGAAGCTGATATTGAAACAGACATTCTAGCTAGAATAGATGTAGGAGATTCAGCAGGTGCAGTTCAAGTTAAAGTTAGATTCCTTCCAGCAGACGGCGCAACATCAGCAGGTGTAGACGCTGTGTTTGGAATGTTTGACCAAAGAGGTGATGCATAATATTTTATAATATTATCATTTAATATTACCAAAGGGCGGATCTTTAATTAGGTTCGCCCTTTTTCTTTTGAGTAAATATTCTTATGCCAACACCAATAGAACAAACAATATCGATCATACTTGATCCTGCAAGTAAATTGCGTGATGCAAGTCCTTTGGTATATTGTGTGCCAACTGATAGTGTAGATCAACATGAACCTCGCATGAGATATTTTGATCTGCCGGATGGTGACTTGTCTAAAACCATGCGAAGATGGATGATGACCGAGTACGGTGATGCACTTTTACAAAGCGAACCAATAGAAGACAACGCTGATCAATCTGAAATATTTGCAGTCATACGTGAACCAAAAACTCGTTGGTGGCAAGGAGTCAAAGAATGGATGACTTGCTTACCGTATTACTCTTGGTGGGATAATGAAAAAATTATGGAGCAATGGCCGCACTTTGATAGATTTACAATTGCCCAACATGTGACGCTAGATAAAGTTAAAGGAATAAAACATTTCATCAAAGGTGATCATAAATTAGCAGAAAGATTTTCTAAATTTTGCCGTAAGCATAGGCTAAGACAATATGGCAAATTAGAAATGGTTCATAACTTAGAAGATACATTTCCTGATAGGAAAAAAATGCTGGATCAAGGAGTGAAACAATTACGTGCATGGCTCAAAAAAAATCCAGAGTACCAAAAGCGATTAGATGAATATTTAGAACCTGATTTTAAATATTGGGAAAAAGTAGAAAACCAAGTTTAGCATGTATGAGTTTCGTGTACACACTCTAGTTGATATTACTAGTAATAGTAAATTACAACAACAATTTCCTTTCGAAGGTGCCGACGGTGAGCTTATACACAACAAAGACACTCTTATAATTGCAAAGAATCAGAATTCCAATTTTAATACTTTGATACAACTTCTACAAATTAGGGGTAACATTACGTGGGAGAATCCACCACAAAAATTGAAAAGCACTTTGGGAAACACAGCGTTTGGACAGTATTATGAAGGAGAACAAACAAGTTGGCACTTTAGATTTTTTGTTGAACAAAGCGGTGTTTACGGAGATGATAATGATCATACAGGGCAGCTTATAGATGATTTCAATCTGGTACCCATTAATACAAAATGCAAAGAAACTGCACACTTTCCAATCAGCACTTTTATTACAAAAAATTTAGCTCAGCCTACATTGAACCCTGTGACACAAAAACAAAAGGTTGTGAACGCATTGACAGGTGATATAATAAACACCTACTTTTCATACGCTGGAGAATATAATAAATAATAATGATTACGGCGCATATTAATAATTTTAAGGCACACACAGGCAATGACTCAGGCACAATTTCAGGCTCTAATATTCGAGGTGCAAAACCTCAAAAGTGAGATAAGAAATTATATGAGTACAACTGATTTAGAAAAACAAAATTTAGAAGCACACGTAGATCTTTGTAGTGAAAGATACAAAGGCCTTCATGACAGATTATCAGCGATCGAAGTTAGACTAGGAAAAATGAATGAAGAAATGACACAAGGCCATAAGTCGCAATCAAAAACTATAATCGCAACAGCAGGAACAGTAATTGCAGGTTTACTCTCAACAGTAGCAGTAATCCTAATGAAATTTCCTGGTTAATATAATTAATATTACCAATCATTTTTATGTTCATACAAATAGCACCTAAGGTCAAAGTTTATGTGACCGAACAACAGTTGGATTTTATTAGGCGTTTTAAAACAGGCACTTTTAAAAATACTGACCTACATCCTGAAGATATGGAAATGGCAAAGACTCTAGCTGATAAGGCTATCTTTGTACGTAAAAAACTTGACATTGGGGTTCAATATACTTTAAATAGACGCATAAGATTTATGCGAAATGGCTATACGAAATAAAAAAGAACTTGTCAAACAGATCGAAGCTTATGGGCTGAAAAACAAGCTTGCCGAACTAGTTCGGAAGGAAGAAGCTAAAAGACCTTTTAGACATTTACCAAAACAATTTTCTAAAGGCATCCTCATTGGCAACATTGCTATTGTCCCTAAAAAGTCAACAGGCACAAGATATGTATATGTTGTGGCTGACATGCTTGAAGCCAAAATATTATATGAGGACGTGTCATTGAAACAGAGTGCCATAATGATTGCTCACCATATTGCTGAAGGAAAGCAAGCTCCAGAAAATGTTATTAATTACGATACACATTTTGCCTCAAAACTTTTTGAAATACACAGTGCAAAAAGTATGATTAAATTAGCCCAAAAGGAACATAACGAAGAGATGGAAGTCATATATTTACAGCGACTAGAAGATGCACATCATTTAGCCGACGATTACAAAGCCCGCATACAGGAAATCTTTCAACAAACGTTTAGGGTATAAGTATAAATAATGTTATGCAAAGCATAGAACTTACAAAACCCGTTACTACAGAGTCTCTTTTAAGTGAATTCGAAACAAGATTCAATCAGACAATGGATTTAAGTAAGTTTACTAAAGAAGAATTAGAAGATACAGCTAATCATATACGAACAAAAATACACAACATTACACAAAATACACACTTTGGCCAAGAGCTTAAAGATGACGCATATCAAAAAAATCAAATGATGTTAGATATTGTGAACCAAGCTATAACGGAATATGGCGCAATGGAAAAAAGAGCAGCACAAGACGCGATATCTGTAACAGACAAATTAGAAAAGAATCAACCTTTGAGTTCAAATGATAAAGATACAATTAAAAAATTAATTGCAAAAGAAGGTGTAGAAGAACAATCAGAATTAATTTTAGCTGCCAAGGACATGATGGACAAGGTTACAGGTTACTTGGAAGATCTAGCATCAATGAAAACAGAAGGTATGTTAGAACTAGCAGACAGAATCAGAGATGAAATGGGTGCAGATAAAGCAGATGCATTCTTACAAAAAATCCAGCCAGCAATTGAGCAGGCAGAAGCAACACTGACGACTACAAGACAGGAACTCGACAACGGTGTAAGGATATTGACCGGAGAAGAAGTTGCTACTGATACCATCGGCGCAGATGACTCAATGA